ATGGCGCGCTCGGACAAGAACCTGAACCGCGACTACAACGGCGGTGACGCTTCGCTCCGCAAGCACACCCTCGAAACCATCGACGGCATCAAGATCATCAAGTCCAACATCGCGCCGTTCGGCGCCGATGACTCGGCCAACCTGACGATCCCGGCTCGTTACCGTCTGAAGATGGGCACGACTGTCGGCGCCGTCTGGACCAAGGACGCCATCGGCACCGCCGAAGTCCAAGGCGTTTCGGTGCAGACCGAAGACCAGATCAGCAAGCAAGGCACGCTGATCCTCGCGCGTCAGATGACCGGCACGGGCACGTTCCGCGCCTCGGATGCGGTCGAACTCCGCACCGGCGCCATCCCGGCCTAACAATACATTTAAGGGTCGTCCTCTCCGTGAGGGCGGCCCTTATTTTTGTAGCCTGTGAATTGCAGAGATTGCTCGATCAAGCTCGTCGTCCCTGACACTTGGTCGCCAAGCCTCGCTGCTCGTCCAAATCGTATTTGCCGTGACTGTCACGCGGCGAAAGCACGAGCGCGATATGCCAAAAACAAAGACAGAGTAGCGAATTTACAGCGTCTATGGGCGCAGCGAAATCCTGATCGCGTCAACTCCTACAAGGGGTTTCGCCGTCAACGAATGCGCGAACTTGCCCCCGGTGCTGATCGGAATGCCATCCGCGCTTTCTACCGGCTGGCGAAGCTTTTGGAAAAGCACAACCCCGGCGTCCGCTACCACGTCGATCACATCATCCCGTTGAGCAGAGGCGGGCTACATCACCAAGACAATCTTCAGGTGATGCGGGCCGACTTTAACCTGCGGAAATCTAACAAAACCTATAGTTCCGAAGGAGATCGCGCCCATGCTGGCTGCGCCCATGACGGAACTTGAGGCCGTCAACGACATGCTGATCGGCATCGGCCAGCTTCCCGTCAACGCCATCATTCCCGAGATCGTGGACCAGTCCATCGCGCTCGGCGAACTGAACAAGGTCGTTCGCGAAGTCTGCCTCTACGGCTTCAAGTTCAACACCGATGAGGACTTCGTTCTCTCCCCCGACATCGACGGCTTTATCGCCGTCCCCACCGGCGCCCTCGACATTGACCCAATGGATAAGGCGCAGGACATCATTGTTCGAAAGCATCCATCTAAAGGCTTCGGCCTCTGGGACGCCGCGAACCTGACGTGGGTGATGGCCCTGCCGGTCAAGGTCCGCGTCAAGTGGTCGTTCACGTTCGACGCCCTGCCGGAAGCCGCCCGTGGCTACGCCGTCATCGCCGCCGGTCGCAAATTCACCGCTCGCGTGGTGGGCGACCCTGCCGCCGACCGTTTCGGCGAAGAGGATCAGCGACGCGCTTGGCTGACGCTGCAACGCCAGCAGTCCGCCTCGGCCGACATCAACATCTTCCGCGCCAACAAGGCTCTTTCTGCATCTCTGAACCGGCGCGGCCGGGCTTGGAGGTCCGATAAGTGAGCCTCGTGACCCGCTCGCTGCCGTCCCTTCACGGGGGCGTTTCGCAGCAATCACCGCTGGTCCGCTCGCCCGATCAACTCGAAAGCCTGACCAACGGCTGGCCGTCCATCGCGACGGGCCTGACCAAACGCGCACCTTCCGAGGTCGTCGCTCGGCTTATGCCGACCGCGCCGGAAAACGCACACGTCCACACCATCAACCGCGACTCCACAGAGCAGTATGTGGTGATCGTCGCAGACGGCCAGATCAAGGTGTTCGACACCCTCACCGGCCAAGAGAAGCCCGTCACCGCCCCCGGCGGCTGGGCCTACCTCTCAACAGTCGAGGACTACGGCACGGACATCTCGGCGTTCAGCGTCGCGGACTACACCTTCATCACCAATCGTCGGATGAAGTGCGCTATGGGCGCGCTGGGCGCCGACACCCAATCTGATCCCGCCGAGCAAATCTGGCTTAACCGCCGGATTGGCACGGATGCGAACGGCGATCCCTATGCGCCGGGCAGCACCTACACCTATCCGCCGAACCCCACCGTTGGCGTCATCACCGGCACGGTGCAGCGTTTCGACAAACTGCCGCCCGTCAATCAGGGCGACACTCCCCCGCCCGAAGGCGCGATCTACCGCGTCCAAGGCGACGAGACGGGAGGCTTCATGTCCTACTACGTCGTCCGTCGCGGCGGCGTCTGGGAGGAATGCGTCAAACCCGGACTGGTCAACGCCATCGACTACAAGACCATGCCCCACGCCCTCGTTCGTGAGGCCGATGGAAGCTTCGTCTTCGCTCCGTTCTCGTGGGCGCCCCGCCGCGTCGGCGACACGGACATCAACCCAAACCCCGGCTTCATCGGCCGCCCGATCCGCAAGGTGTTCTTCTATCAGAACCGCTTGGCCTTCCTCTACGACGAGAACTGCATCCTCTCGTGCGTCGGCGACTTCGGAAACTTCTGGCGTATGTCGCAAACGGACTATCTGGAAAGCGACGTGCTGGACGCCGGGGCGACCTCGACCAAGGTCTCGCCTCTGCTGGATGCGACCACACACAATGACGGCATCCTGCTCACGTCCGACCAAACGCAGTTCAGCCTCTCGCACGGCGAACTCGGCTTGAACGCCTCGTCGCTCGCGATCCGGCCGACGACGAACTACACCGTCAACACCGTCGCTGGCCTCGCCTCGCTCGGCTCCGAAATCTACTTCGCTGTCGAGAACAGCGGCTTCGCCAAGGTCATGGAATACACCCGGCTCGCCGGGGCGGACACGACCACGGCTTCGGACGTGACGGCGCACTGCGACCGCTACATCCCGGCGGGCGTCCACGCACTGATCCCGGCCGATGACCTGTCGGCTCTCTTCGTCCTGACGAACGGCGCCCCGAGCAAGGTCTACTGCTACAACTTCTATTGGGCCTCGTCCGACGAGAAGCTTCAGTCCGCGTGGCATGAATGGGATTTCGGACCCGGCGCCCGGATCGTCTCTGGCGCCTACCTCAAGGGGACGCTCTACCTCACGGTTCAGCGAAACGATGGCCTATGGTTGGAGAGGGTCAACCTGACCGCTGGCTCGCGCCCGGTGCAGACAACCCATCAAATCCATCTGGATCGTCGGGCGACCGTGACCGGAACCTATCAGGCCACGCCGAACACAACGCAGTTCATCTTGCCCTACAAGCCGGTGAAAGCCCGGTTCCAGATGGTTCGAGGCAACGCCTTCGCGGGCCGCCCCGAAACGCTGATTGACCCCTCGACCTACATATGGATCACGGACAACATCGTCGAGGTTCCGGCCAGCGAGATCGCCGGACCTGTCGTCGTCGGGGAAGGCTACGAGTTCGCGTTCGAGTTCTCGACCCAATACATGCGGACCCAGCGCGGAGAGGCCATCACGACCGGCCGAACCACGCTTCGCACCTTCACCCTGAACTTCGTGGACACCGCCTACTTCAAGACATCGGTCGCGCCCTATGGCGTCAATCCGAATGTCGAGGAAATCCTGCCGTCCAAACTCTCGCAGTTCACCGGCAAGACCGTGGGCGCCGCCAGCTTCCGTCTGAACACGCCAGCCTATGCGACCGGCTCACACCGCTTTCAGGTCTACGGCCAGAACACGGCGACCCGCATCCGCATCGTGAACGACACCTACGCCGCCTCGACATTCGTCGCGGCCGAGTGGGAAGCTAACTACTACAACCGTTCCAGAACCTGACCGCTTACGGGCGGTCAGGCCCTTTCCCCATGATCGAATTCCACGACCTCGCCGATGTCTCGGGCGAACAGATTCACGACTGGCTCGACGCCATTGCGAACAACCTTCGGCCCGCCGACTACGACGAGATCAAAGCGACCAATCCGCTCCTGACCATCGGCGATCCAGACCCTCTTCTGGTCCTCACCATGTCGGTCATGAACAGCTTGGACGCTTGGGTCATCACCGACGACGGCGAGGCCATCGCCGTCTACGGCGTCGGGCCTTCGGACGAAGCCGGTTCAGGCATCGTGTGGATGCTCGGGACGCCCGGCATGGAGAGGCCCAGAGCCAAGATCGCCATCGGTCGCGAGACCTATGCCGTGATCAAACGCTGGCACGGGCGTTGGCCGCGTCTCTTCAATCACGTCGATGCTCGCAACAGCATGAGCATTTTCTGGCTCTTTCGGGCCGGGTTCGAGATCGAGGACGTCGATCTGACCCATGGCCGCGAGAGCCGCCCATTCTACCTCATCAGCAGCATTCAGGAGGGACCAATCCATCTGTGATCCCGTGACTATCATGACGACCATCGCCGTCGTCGGGGCCGCGACCGAGACCATCGGTCACATGCAGTCCGCCAAGGCGCAGCAGAAGGCTATCGACGCCCAGCTTGCCACCACCCAGCAGGAAATCCGGGTCGCCCAGACCGCCGAACTGAACGAGCGTCAGCGCGTCGCTCGCAAGGAGCAGGCCCGCATCAAGGTCGCCGCCGGTGAAGCCGGTCTAAATATCGGTGGAAGCGTCGAAGCTCTCCTGAAGGACAGCCTCATGCAGAACCAACTTTCCGCCGAACGCACAAACCTCAACGCAGAGTCCCAGCAGCGCGCAGCCGCCGCCGAAGCCAACTCCATGTCCAGCCGCATCCAGTCGCCGACCATCCTCGGCGCGGGTCTCCGCATCGCTACGGCGGGCGCCCAAGGATACTACGGCGGCAAGAGCATCCAGCTTCAGCAGAGCGCAGCAGCCAAGGGGCCGAACTGATCCATGGCCGACCTTTCCAGACAATCCCAGCGTCGCACGACGCAAGACCGCATCACCAACAACCGCGATGCGATCCTCCCCACCCGCCGCGAAGATCGGGTTGACCCGGTTCGCGTCAACGCCTCGATGCGCGACGCACAGCGGGGCAACAATCTTGACGAACTTCGCCGGTTCTTCGGTCAGGCCCAAGACACGGCCGAAGCCTATTTTAGAAACGACATCGCCCAGACGGCGAAGCGAGCGGAAGGCGAATACGCACAGGGCATGACCGACGCCTTGGGCGGCGTCGAAATGGACCCGGCCAAGGCCGAGGCCACCGCCTACCAACGCGCCTACTACAGCGTGACGGCCTCGAACCGACAGACGAAGTTCGAGACGGAGACGACCCAAGGTCTGGACGATCTGATCCAGAGCGGGGCGACCGTCGAAGAGATCGAAACCTACATGCAGGAGCGATCATCGACCTTCATCGGCGAGGTCTCCGACCTGTTCGAAAGCCCCGAAGTCCGCCTCCAAGTCGGACAGCGGATGCAGCGTTGGTCGAATGACGTGAACGCTCGCGCTTCCGGCGTCCTGCAAGAGCGCACCGACCGCGAAATGCTGGATATGACCACGGGCGAAGTGCAAGCCGCACTCGGCCGGGGTGAAGGCATCGACCTGCTCGGCACAGTCGGGCGGCTCAAAGAGGCTGGCCTTGATGGCGTCGCCGTGCAGGAAGAGGTCGTCAACGCGGTCGTGGCCTACGCCACCCAGACCGGCGATCTAACCGGCCTTTACTCGCTGCTCGACACGCGCCGTCCCGAAGATGTCGCGGCCGAGATCGAAGCGGCCCGCGCCGATGCGAACAATGCGGTGATCGAAGGCGGCCCATTGCCGTCCGTCACGGCCGAACCCGCACCTGCACCGGCTGCTTCCGCCGCCCCGGCATCGTCCTACATCATGCCGCTTGAAGGCCGCGTCACGTCGGGCTTGGGCGCCCGACGCGCACCCCTTCGCGGGGCTTCAACCGATCACGGCGGCATCGACATCGCGGTTCCGATTGGGACGCCGGTCGTCGCACCGGCGGATGGCGTAGTTGAGTTCGCTGGCCCGCGCGGTCGTGGCGGCAACACCGTCCTGATCCGTCATGCAGACGGACGTGTCACAGGCTACGCCCACCTCGACAGCATCAACGTCAAGGCGGGAGATCGCGTCACGCAGGGCACGGCCTTCGCCGCTTCCGGCAACACCGGGAACTCGACCGGCCCGCACCTTCACTTCTCGGCTCGCGACGCACAGGGCCGACGCATCGACCCTCGCTCCATCGTCGGCCAGCCAGCACAAAACGCGACGCCTGATCCCTCGGCTCCGGCCGTGGAAATGGCGGATGCAGACACCCCGGCTCAACGCCGCGCTCGCGCGCCCGGCGCATCGGTCCTGACCTCGGCCCAGCAAATCCGCGTCCTAAATGCGATTGAGGGCGTCGAGGCCGACACCGAACGTCGCACCGAAAAGGCGCGTGTTGAGGCCAAGGACGATCTGACCATCGACCTCTACAACCGCTCGCTTCGCGGCGAGAACGTGGACGAGGCGATCCAGACCGCAGCGGCCAACGGCGTTCTTGAACCCGGCGAAGCCATGACCATGCGCGGCGCCTTCCGCAGCCTTCGCAACGATGTCGCGGACGGTGAGGCCGACGAGGATTTGACCCTCAACTACGCCAGCCGCTTCGCGGTTGCCGAACCCAACTACGCCAGCATCGGCGCCCAAGCTGACCGCGACTATAACGCGGGACGTTTTGGGACCGGCCGCAATGCGACCCGCGCCTATTTGGCGGTCAAGGAACGTGTGGCGGCTGGCTCGCGTCAGTCGGCCAGCATCCCGCCGGAGGAACGACGCACAGCGACGGTCGCCCGATCATATGTCGGTTCGGCCCTCGGCGAACTGGTTGGCGAAGCCCCTCCACCTGATCGCCGCCGTCTCGGAGCGGACGCCCTGATCGAATGGGAACGCCGTGTCGCCGGAGGCAAGGCCCCGATGGCGGCGGCCGACGAGATCATTGCCGAATACACACCCCGATTCACACGACGCTCGACGGCTACGGCCGATGGCAACACCCGCGCCCCCGGCGCGACCCGCGCTCCCGGCTCCACCCAGACCGCCCGCGCGGGCGGTGTCACGCGCGTCGATAGGAATGGAAACATCATCCAAGGAGACTAATGGCATCCACCCGCTTCACCGGCCCTGACGGGCACGTTTTCGAGTTCGAGGACGGCACCCCCGAACACGTCCGTCGCGCCTTCATTCAACGCCACTACGGCACGTCCGCAGAACAGACCAACAGCCGCCGCTCGGCGGCTGTTTCCCTCTCGGCTCCCAAGGATAAGCGCAGCCTCGGCGAACGCCTCGGCGACGTGTTCTCCAACACCGTGAACACCGGCTTCATCGCCGAGGGCTGGCGAGCGGGTCTGGATGACACCGCCGACTACATCGAGGCCGCCCAGCGCGGCGATCACAAAGCGGCGTTGAAGGTCAACGACCGCTTCACGCTCGACCCGATCCGCCTCGTGTCTCGCCTCTACAACTCGGGTGGCGTCCTGACCGACATGACCCAAAACACGCAGGACACTCGCGAGGCCGCTGACGATTGGGTCAGCCGTGAGCGCGCCCGTCGTCAGGAGTTCGCTCAAGCCTCCCGTGACGATCCGTTTTGGCAAGCTGAAGGCGGCATTGTCGGCAAGACGCTCCACGGCGGCGCCGCTCTGCTCGGCACCCTCGGCGGTGCGGCTCTTGACCCCACCTCCTACATCACGGGCGGCACATCCATCGGAGCCAAGATCGCGGTTCAGGCCACTGTCGCGGGCGCCGTGGACCTGCTCGCCCAGACAGACGCCACGGGCCTGACGCAAGATCGCTACGATGTTCTGCAAACCGTCCTGTCGGCCGGTGCTGGCGCGGCCTTCACGGGCGCCTTTGAAGGCGCCGGAGCCTTGCTGAAGGGACGTGGAAACGTCCGCGCTCGCATCGACGCCGACCTTCGCTCCGAACCTGTGAACCTGTCGCAGACCTTCCGCGACGAACTGGACACGGCCGATGCGATCTCGCTCCCGGCTTTGACGCGGGATGACTGGACCTTCCGACCGACCCAACAGGGTCCGGTCTCGGCCCTGCCGGTGCGCGTCGAGGCGCCCCGTGCTGAACGCATGGACGGACCTCGTGTAGACGGCGCCGACGCTGGCCCGGACATCAAACCGGAATGGACGAAGGGCATGTCGCCCGAACGGCTCAAGGCCGTGACCGAACACCTCGACCGCCTCAAGGCTTTCATCAAGCCGGATCAGGTCGAACGGTTTGTGAGGTGGGCTGGCAAGGAAGACGTGAACATCACGGACGACCCGTCGCCGCACTGGAACCAAGAGATTTTCGACTTCGACAAGCTGGCCAACGAGCCGGAGAAATTCGAAGAAATCGTCGGCGTGATGGCCCAGATTTTCAAGCCGCTCTACGACGCGGCCGGAGACGCCAAGCAGACTTGGAAATCCGTTCGCGACCGTCAGGCCGCGTTCGGCGTGACCGTTTCCGACGTGGTGAAAGCACACAGCGACATCACCGGCGACAACGGCATTGCGGCCAAGATGCACGCTTTGGAGACAATTTCGATCCAGCACACTGACCATCTTGTGACCAAGATGGCCGCGCTGGAGAAATCGCTGAACGGCGGGGACATCAACTCCAGCCTGATCGGCGACGTGGCGGCCCAACTGCAAGCGACCGTGATGTTCGACGCCATGGCGGCGGGCGCCAAATCCGAGATCGGTCGCGCGCTCAACATCATGAAGATGGCGAAGCAGCGGACCCGCATCCTCAACGACATTCAAGGTCAGATGGACCTCATGGCCGACGCGCTCGGCACGGGCGATCTGGACCCGAAGTCGCTGGCCGAAGCTCTCAAGAAACTGCGCGAAGCCTACGGTTCCGGCGGCGAACGCGCCCTCAAAGACGAACTCCGCAAAGGGCGTCACATGGGGTTCGGCGACTACCTGTCTTACTACATCGTGGCTGGCTATCTGACGACGCCCGCTACCGCTGTCCGCAACGCAGTCGGCTCCGTCCTTCACGCGAGCATGACAGTCGGCGAACGCTACATCGCGGCGGGCATCACCAGCCCGCTCCGTCGTGGCCTCGGGGGGAAACGCACTTCGGCCGAAGGCGTGACCTTCCGTGAAGCCAACGCCTACCTCTTCGGCATCCACCAGTCATTCGTCGATGCGACGAAGGCCGGGTTCAAAGCCTTCGTCCACGCGGCGCCCCAGACGGACATCGAAACGAGCGTCGGTCGCTACGCCATGGCCCAGCCTTTCGAGTTCAACGCCGAGCGGGCGGCCAAATGGAAGAAGGGCGGCCTCATGGTCATCCCCGACATGGCGATGACCGGGCTGTTCGGAACCCTCCGCACCCTTGGCATTCGACCGTCCCTCGGGATGGACGAGTTCACCAAGGTCATGACGCGCCGGATGCAGATCAACGCACTGGCCGCTCGCGAAGCGTCCTATCGTTCGGCCCGACTGCGCGGCAAGGAAGCGGATCGCGTCTATGCCAAGACCCTCGACGCCGTGACGCAGCGGCCGACCGCAGAAGCTTTCGTGCGGGCGAAGAACGAGTTCGAGGCAGTCGGCGCAGACTATGACCCGGCCAAATCCTACGCTGGCGACACTCGTCTTGAGGACGCCGCCGACGTTCTGGCGTCTGTCGATTTGCATGAAATGGCGAACGACTATGCGCGGCTGATGGCCTTCCAAAAGACCGGCCCTGCCGTCGAGGCTTTCGAGAAGGCGATGAAATACATCCCAATCGTGAAGGCACTCTACGTGCCGTTCCTCCGCACTCCGCTCAATCTGGTGCGCGCCGGTATGGTGGACCGCAACCCGGCTCTGGCATGGATCACGAAAGAGAACCGGGCGGCGTTCAAGACCTACTTCGCTGCCCTTGATGGACAGGAGAAAGCCCTGTCACGCGGAGGCGCGGAAGCCGACATCGTGATGGCTCGGATGGTCAGCGGCATGGCCCTCATGGGGACCGCCGCCATGTTGTTCGCCAACGGCGATCTCGTCGGCAAGCGCAGCCCGGCCGAAGAACAGGACGGCATCAAATCCTATTCGATCCGCCTCGGGGGCCGCTGGTATCAATACAGCACCCTGTCGCCGGTCGCGGAAATGATCGGCATTACGGCCGACCTCTACCAGACCATGCGTGACCGCGATCTCGCCGACGACCAATCGACCGCTTTGGCGGGCGGGGTCATGGGCGCGATCATGAACAACATCGTCAACAAGGCCGCACTGCAAGGCGTCGGGGATTTCTTCGACCTGCTGGACCCGTCGTTCTCCAACACGGAATCCTCTCGCGGCGAGGCGATCACAAAGGCCGCGTTCAAGAAGCTGGGCGACTCCCTTGTCCCGGCCATCGTCCGCAACACGGCACAGGCTCAAGACCCGGTAATGCGCGAGGCGTCGGAATTCCTCGACTACTTCGCCCGCAACATTCCGATGTTGTCGGACAGTCTGCCCGAACGTCGGGACTGGCTCGGCCTTCCCATCGTCCGCAAGGACAAGGACGGCGGCTTCATCGAAGCTCTGGTCCAACCGCTCCGCGTGTCGGAACGGGAGGATGACATGGTGCGTCTGGAAATCTCGGCTCTCGCCCAGAACGATCCCGACCTGCTGATGGCGACCCGCCCCGCCGCTCGCTTCAACGGCCAGAAGATCACGCCGAAAGAACATGCCCGCGTTCTGGCGATCCAAGGTCAGGAGTGGCGCGATCCGTCCACCGGCCTGAACATGCATGAAGCCTTGGCTGAACTCGTGAACAGCGAGGACTACGCCAGCTACAGCGACCCGCGACGCGCCCAATCCATCAAGGACACCGTGTCCCGCTACCGCCGACTGGCGACGGCGGCGATCAAGCGCGGCGACTATCCCGACATGGACCCGATGCTCGACCGCACCGGCGCCGCACAGGCGCAGGACATGGGCGAGAAGAAGGGTTGGGAGCCATACCGGATCGAGAACAAGGCCCGGTCCTACGGCGTCTCGGAGGATGCTCTCGCGAACATCATGAGCTTCGGCGCCGACTAAAACACCCAATAGAATCCACCCGGATCAGCCCGGTCGCTTTCAGCGGCCGGGCCTTTCGGCGTGGCTCAACGAAAGGATCAATGAGCTACCAAACCCGCGTCATCTACAACGTCGGGGAAGGCCAGCGCGAGTTCGACCTCGCCATTCCCTACCTCGACAAGACCCACATCAAGGTCACGCTCAACGGCTCCGCGCCGTTCTTCGAATGGGTCTCCGATAGCCGCATTCGGCTAACCTACCCGGCGATCACGAACAGCATCCTCAAGATCAGCCGAGTCACGCCGATCTCGGCCGCAGCCGTCGAGTTCCAGAACGGCGCCACCCTGACGAAAGAGGAACTGAACCGCGCCGTTCAACAGCTTCTCTACCGGCTCCAAGAGCAAGACGACTTCCTGAACGACAGCCTTGACCGCGCGATGGTCAGGCTTGGGGATCACCTCGGCGTCGTCACTACGCCCGACGCCATCGTGGACGAACTGATCCTGACCTCGGAAATGGGAGACGGTGCGCTCAACCGTTTCCGAGACGCCCTCGCCAGCATCGACCTTTCGGCCGAACGCATTCTCGAACAGTCGTTCCAGCTTACCGATCAGGCATTCCGAACCGACACCCTCGACGGGATCGTGGCGAACACGACGGCCCGCACCGACAGCCTCGAACTTCGCGTCGATACGATCACCGATCTGGTGGACTCGCTCGTCAACTTTGAGGACGGGACAGGGATTGCCACGGTCATCCAGAACGAGGCGCAAGAGCGCGTCGCTGGCGATACCGCTCTGGCATCGACCCTCGCTCTCATCGGGGCAAGGAATGGCGCAAACAACGCCTTCCTGCTGGACCTGAACACCGTCCGGGTCTCCGGCACAGAGAGCCTTGCACAACGCCTGTCGGCGATCACCGCCAAGGCCGACGACAACGCCGCCAAGATCATCACGGAATCGACGACGAGGGCGACCGCGATCTCGGCGGAAGCTGCCAAGATCGATGTTCTCATTGCGCGGGCGAACGGCTTTGATTCAAGCATCACGGCCGAGCAAATCGCACGGTCGAACGCCGATGGCGCGCTGGCTCAAACCCTGTCGCTGCTGGGCGCCAAGAACGCCAACAACACCGCCTTCCTGCTGGACCTCAACAAGGTTCTCGTCGGCCCCACGGAGTCCTTCACCCAACGCCTGAACCAGATGGTGGCGACGGCCGGGACCAACGCACAGGCCCTCGTCACGAGCGAGGCGACCACGCGGGCCAGCCAAGACCAATCTCTGTCCCAACGCATTGATAGCGTCGGAGCGAAGACTGACGACAACACCGCCGCCATCGCGACCGAAGTCACGGCCCGGACCAATGCGGTGTCCGCAGAAGCGGCGCAGCGAACGGCTTTGGCGACGAAGATCGCCGGTGACATCGCAGCGGCGGTCCTGACCGAAACGAACGCTCGCGTTGCGGCCGATCAGGCGGAAGCTCAAGCTCGTCAATCGCTGGCCGTTCAGGTCGGTCAGAACTCGACGGCGATCCAGACCGAGGCGACCGCACGGGCCAATGCGGACGGGGCTATCGCCCAACAGTTCGCCGTCCTCGGCGCCTTCCGCAACAATCAGTCCGTCTTCACGCTGGACCTAAATCGGGTCGAAGTCGGGCCGGGCTGGACGCTCGGCACTCGCCTGTCTGGCATCGACACATCCATCGGAAACGTCTCGGCCTCCGTGGTCGATGAACGCACCGCCCGGATCAACGGTGACAACGCGCTCTCGCAGACGCTTCAGACCGTTCAGAACACGGTGGGCGGCAACACGGCTTCGATCACCACCCTGACACAGGTGACGAACGGGCTGAACGCCCGCTGGACAATGAGCCTAAACTCGAACGGCCACATCACCGGCATCACGGCGAACAACAACGGCTCCTATGGAACGCTCGCCTTCGTCGCCGACGAGATGTCGTTCGTGGCTCCGGGCGGGGGGACGCCGGTCAAGATCATGTCACTGGTCAATGGCCGGGTTCGGTTCAACTCCAACGTCGAAATCTACGGCGACCTTCTCGTCACCGGCTCAATCAATCACACCCGACTGGTCAACAACACCGTCAGCAACACCGAAGCCGCCTACAACGCGGCCAC